CTTTTTCCTCTTCGCTCAGGTCATTCCAACGCTTGGCGTAGCGACTCACGCCGGCTTCATCCTCAGCGATCAGCGGTGAGCCAGTAACCAAAGGCAAAGAAGGCGGCGAAGACGACCAGGCAAGCCAGGAAGAGTAGCAAGGTGTACATGGCGGAAACTCCTTCCAGACCTATTCGCCGGCGGCCTGGGCAGATTTTCCAAAAAAAGATACGCAAAAAGGGGGCGCCAAGCCCCGATCTCGGCTCGAGGTGACCTAAAGCCCACCTGATTGTGGGGCACGTTTGCAACGTGCCCGAAAAGCGGCACGTTGCAAACGTGCCCCACAAATTCCAAGGAGCCCAGGCATGGAACGCCGATTCCTTTCTCTCCTAGACAGCCCCGTCCGCCTCGAGCAGCGGGTCGGCACCGATCCCCCCTACATCACCGGCTATGCGGCTCCCTTCTTCCGCGCCGGCGACCCGGGCACCGAGTACCAGCTCTACGACGACCTGGTCGAGCGCATCATGCCATCGGCGTTCGATCGGGCCTTGAAAGAGGATGACATCCGCGCCTTGTTCAACCACAATCTCGATTTCGTCCTCGGCCGCATGCTGGCCGGCACCCTGGAACTGATAAGTGACAACTTCGGTTTACGCTATCGCATCGCCCCGCCCGACACCCAGATCGCCCGCGACGTGATCAAGTCCATTGAACGCGGCGACGTCAGCGGCTCTTCGTTCAGCTTCTTAATCCATCCCAACGGCGCCAACTATTTCAAGGACGGCACCGGCCGCTACGTGCGCGAGTTGCACAGCGTCCAGCTCTTCGACGTCGGCCCGGTGACCTTCCCCGCCTATAAGGCGTCCACCAGCTCGATCCGCGCCGCCGCCGATCCCGCCGACGCCCGCAAAGACCTGGAAGCCTGGCAAGCCCGGCAACTGGACGCTACACTGGCGGGTTATCGAGCCAGGGCAATCGCGACGGGAGCGGCAGTAGGCAGTCGGCAGTAGGCGGTGGGAAGGCTAAGGCTGCTCCTCATCTTGGCATGTCTCCACGCCCCAGGCAGGATTTGAACCTGCGCCGCCCGCCGTATGCTCTCCCACTAAGCTACTGGGGCCTTGGAGCTATCCGCAGAGGCATGACGTTGTTATAGGCAGTAGGCAGTTGCTATTGACAGTGCCGCCGGATTGTGCGACGCTCGAGAAATGGCAAGCGGACTAACTGGCACGAAGGGCGGCAGCGGAGTCTGGCAGCGCATCATTTCCGAGATGCCGTTGCACCGCGTTTATATTGAACCTTTCTGGGGCCGCGGCACGATCGCCCGCCTCAAGCGGCCGGCGGGCATCACCATCGGCATTGACCTGGATCCTGCCGCCGTAAGCCGCGGCAGGGGCCTCGGAGCTCTCATGTTCCTAGCCGATGGGCTGCAATGGTTGGCGGACTACTTTGCGGGCCCCGCCGCTCCGGACCGCGACGCGGCCGGCCGTGTCGCGGGATCCAATGGCTTCGGCCGAGCCCATATCGATCGGCCGACGCCGGAAGATGCGGCGGCAGCTGGCGCCGCTAGAAATAGCGTCTCGGTCCGAGCCGCCACTTTCGGCGGCGTCCCCTGGCCCGAACATTTTGTCTATCTCGACCCTCCGTACCTGGGCTGCCGCGACCATTACCGTTTCGAGCTGACCTTTGAGCAGCATCGTGAGTTATGCCGCCTGTTCCGAGGCCTGCCCTGTCCCGCTGCTTTGAGCGGTTATCATTCGGGCCTCTACGCCGCCGAATTAAGCGATGTCCGATCGACAGAGATCCCGACCGTCAACCGTGCCGGCCAAAGGGTAACCGAAGTGCTGTGGATGAACTATCCGCCGCCGGCCCGCTACCATGATGTGCGTTTCGTCGGCAGTGACCGGCGGGTCCGCGAGCGGATCCGGCGCCGCGTAAAAAACTGGCGTTGCGGCTTGTCGCGCATGACGCCGCAAGAAAGGCAAGCCGTCTACGAGGCCTGCGAAGGCGAATTTCGCGTCGCGGCACTGCCCACTGAAAACTGAACACCCCGAAAAATGAAGGCTGCCCCTCGTCTTGGCACGTCTCCGCGCCCACGGCAGGATTTGAACCTGCGCCGCCTTGCATGCTCTTGGCCCCTAAGCTACGCAGGCCTCGGAGCTATCCGCAGAGGTATGACCTTGTTGTAGGGCATGGGTACGGGTACGGGCACAGATACGGGAACAAAACCGGGCTTGATCGCCCGCGAAAAATGAAATAGCTTTTCCCCCGACACAACTAACAAGCCCCGCGCGGTTTCGTGGCTGTTCAATCGGCTACACCCGCCGCGGGAGACGACAAGTTGCGGCTGTCCAATCGGCCGATGCTTGCCAGGTGAAGCTCACAGCTTCGCCGGCGTGCGCCGGCTGATTTCATTTCAGCGCCTCCACGCCGGCCATCGGTAGGCAGCAATTACTGCCAACTGCCCACTGCCGACTGGAGACTGGTTATGCCCGACGTCGCAACCGCCAAGCAAATCCGCGAAACCGAGCTCGCCCCCGCCTACAAGCAGATCCGGGAGCTGGCCGACAAGGTCAACGCCGAGAAGCGCGATTTCACTGCCGAGGAAAAAGAGCAGTGGGAGAAGGTCAACAAGACCTTTGACATGGCCCGCGCCCGCGTCGATGCCCTCGAGCGGGCCGACAAGCTCGGCTCGATCATCGAGGCCAGGGCCGGCGACGTGGATACCGGCCGCATTGGTCGCGATGACTACGACGGCAAGAAGGCCGCCAAGCGTCAAGCAAAGGCTGCCAAGAAGGCCCTCAAAAAGCGTGGCTGGCTCACGGAAGGCATCACCGAAGAAACCCGCTGCCTGGCCCTGCAAGCCTGGATGCGGCAAACGACCGGCCGCGAGCTGCGCAAGGAGCATGTGAAGGCTGTCGAAGCCTGCGGGCTCAAAAAGGCGATGCAGCATCGCCAGATCGATCTCAATATCCTCGACACCCGCAGCCTGCGCCAGTTCCGCCGCACCGCCGACGCCGAGCTCCGTGCCCTGGCCGTCAACGCCAACGTCGCCGGCGGCTACACCGTGCCCGAGGGCTTCGTCAACAATCTCGAAATTGCCCTGCTGGCCTATGCTCAAGTGCGGCAATGGGCCGAGGTGATCCGGACATCCTCGGGGCAAGATCTCCCCTGGCCGACCGTGAACGACGTCACCAACCTCGGCGCCCGCGTCCAGGAAAACGCCACGATCGCCTCGACCGGCGCCGACCCGACGTTCGGCCAGGTCGTTTTTCACGCGTACAAGTACACCAGCAAAATCGTGTTGGTTCCCGTCGAACTGCTCGAGGATTCCGCCTTCGACCTGGCCCAAACGCTGGGCGAGCTCCTCGGCATCCGCATCGGCCGTATTCAGGCCAACGAGTTCACCACGGGCACCGGCGCTTCCCAGCCGGTCGGCTATGTCACCGGCGCGGTGAGCGGCCAGACAGCGGCCAGCTCCACCGCGATCGCGGCCGACGACCTCTACAAGCTCAAACATTCCGTCGATCCGGCCTACCGCGCCCAGCCCGGCGTCGGCTGGACCTTCCACGATCAGATTCTCCTGGCCATCAAGCTCCTGAAGGACGGCACCGGCCGTTACCTCTGGCAGCCCGGCCTGGCCGTCAACGCCCCGAGCACGATCGACGGTGACCCCTACTACATCAATCAGTCGATGGTGTCGGCGATCGCCAGCGGCAACAAAACAGTTGTCTATGGCGCCCTGCGGAAATTCAAGATCCGCGACGTGAGTGCGATTCGCATGCGCCGCCTGGTCGAGCGTTACGCCGACAGCGATCAGGAAGCGTTCGTCATGTTCATGCGTTCCGACGCCGTCCTCGTGGATGCCGGCACGCACCCGCTGAAGTACCTGGTGCATTAAGCGGTGACATTTTGCCAATTGTCACCACCTCTGTAGCCGCAGGCTTTAGCCTGCGGCGGCCCACCGCAGGCTAAAGCCTGCGGCTACGAATGACGCAACGGAGTAAGCAATGCCAGCCGCAGTCGAGCAAGCAATGGTCCGCGTCAAAACCCGGGCGGGCTTCGCCGCCCCGACCTGGTCGTGCGAGCGCGGCGATGAGATCGAGGTGCCGCTGGCCGATGCCCGGCGCATGGTCTGCCGCGGCCTGGCCGAATCGAGCGACGAGCGCGTCAAGAAGATGAGCCGCGAAGAGCGCGAAGAAGCCGAGCGCAACGAACATGCATCCAAGCTGACCGAGGTTCTACGCACCCGCCTCGGCCTGCAAGAGATCGAGGCGCCGACCGGACGCAAACACCTGAAGGACTAGCACTGTAGCCGCAGGTTTTAACCTGCGGCGGCCCACCGCAGGCTAAAGACCTGCGGCTACGGTAGTGCCGATACAGGAGGCCGATCATGCCCATGATGGATCTGAGCAAGGAATGCAAGGTCGTTCGCCTGATGAACGCCCAGGCCGCCGGCGTGACCACGCTCACGACTAGCGTCTTTAACTTTCAGGGCTCGGCGTCCGGCGGCGGCAGCTCGACAACGCCAAACAGCATTGTCGGCGCGCCGACCATGACCACGGGCTTTGATGCAATCTGCATCCTCATCGCTCTGAACATCGTGGTCGCAACCGGCGTCCTGACCATCAACCTGCAGGATAACTCGCTCAACCAGGCCGGCGGCATGGCCAACGTAACGGCCGTCTTTGCCGACTTCGCCAGCACCAACACCAGCAACGCGACGGTCACGCAGTCGGGCTCGACGGCCGGCCTGGTATTCACCGACGTCGGCGGCAACAGCTCGAATAGCGTCATCATTCTCGATGTGGTGCTCACGCAGCTGCAGTTCTACCAGCTCGTGATCGCCCGCAGCGTGGCCAACAGCACGATCGACGCGGTCATCGGGATTCTCTACCGCGGCAAAGGCCGGCCGATCATCAACGACACAACCATCAGTTGCCGCAGCTTCTTCGTGGCAAGCACCTAATTTCCGTGGGGCACGTTTGCAACGTGCCGGTTGGTTCGGGCACGTTGCCAACGTGCCCCACAGGAGAAACCTGGAATGGCTACCGGCAAGGATCCGAATTACAGCGGGCAGTCGAAAGTTTATATCAAGCAGCAGCCCGCTGGCGCGACGTTGAACAGCAACACGATCACCACCGAAGAGGTGACCGACGTCGGCGGTTTGCAATCGCAGTTCGGCCTCGGCTCCTTCAACGGCCAGATCCTGGCCGGGCTGATTTCTTTCACGTTCGCTGCCAACGGCTCGACCATCAGCCTGTGCACGATCCAGGTCCAGGACAACGGCGGCCAGAACCTGACGCAGACCGACGGCAAGACGCCGTCCGTGTTTCACCTCGACGTCAGTCTGGCCAACTCCAACGGCACGATCACCAGCCTGACGCCCTCGACCGGGCTCGCCGTGGTCACCGGAACACTGCTGAATACCTACGTCGCCGGCAAGGCTCTCTACATCGAATCCAACGGCAGCGGCCAGGTGCAGGTGAACATCACCGACACCACCCGGCAAGGTTTCTTCGTGATGGTCCAGGCCGGAACGCAGCCGATTCCATCGATCAGCCGGCAGATGGTCACGGGAGATTACGGATGAGAACAGTTGGCGGTCGGCAGTAGGCAGTGGGCAGTTAAGAGGCCGCGGCATGGCTTTGCATATCGGCGATCTGGTTTTCGAGGCCGTCTGGCCGGGCAATACGACGCCGCAGGCTGTCGATGGCACGGGCACCAGCCCGCGGAGCTTTTGCGGATTCTCGATTTTCAACGCGGCCGCCGCTGCGCGGTTTATCCGGCTCTTTGACAACTCGGTTAGCCCGACGATGGGCACGACGCTGCCCAAGATCGTGATACCGCTGGCAACGCTGACATCGGTTCACGTCAGCTACATCCGGCCCAACTTGTTCGTGAATGGCATGTGGGTTTCGGTGACAACGGGCATAGCCAACAACGACAACACGGCGCCCGCGGCCAGCGACGTGCTGATGAATATCTTTTACCAGTAGCGCCCAAACCATGCCCTACGGCTTCCAGGTATTAAGCTCGCCCACCGAAGAGCCGGTGACCGTGCCGGAGCTCAAAGACTTTCTCCGCATCGATCAGGATTTCGCCGACGAAGACCTGCTGGTCGCCGACCTGGGCGTCGCCGCCCGGATCCTGATCGAAGATGAATACGACCTGGCCCTGGTCACCCAGACGCTGCAAGCGACCTATGACCGCTTCCCGCGCTACTCGTCGATCGCCGTTTGGCAGTTCAATTCCGACGCGATCTGGCAACAGCGCCTGCCAGTGACCCAGCTCAGCGGACAGTGGTATCCGGATCGCGCGAGTTTCCGCCTGCCGCGCTCGCCCGCCTTGCAGCTCCTGTGCATTACCTATTTCGACGGCTCGGGCATCCAGCAAACGCTGACGTTCCAGATCGCCGCCTCGATCACCGCCGGCACGCAAACGGTGACACCCGACCCGCGGGCGATGGTCGGCATCACGGTCGGCAAGCAGTTCGTCGTGGATGTCGGCGCGGTGCAGGAAACGATCACGGTCAGCTCGGTGACGACAACCACCTTTACCGCAACCTTTGCCTTCAACCACGCTGCCCTTACGCCCGTGTTCGCCGTGCCCGCCGTCGGCAACACGGGCTCGCCCTTAAACGGCGGCTTTCTGGTGAACATCGACGCCACGACCAGGCCGGCCAGAGTGGCACCCGGCTACGGCCAGATCTGGCCCATCGTCCGCCAGCAACTGGCCAGCGTGCAATGCACCTATAGCGCCGGCTTCGGCACCGCAGCGGCCGTGCCCTCGACGATCAAAACGGCCCTGAAAATGCTGGCCGCCCACTGGTACGAATTTCGGGCCGAAGCCGGCAAGGAACCCGACGCCGTGAAGCGGCTGCTGATGTCGGAATGGTCGGGGGAGTACAAGTAAACGCGGATTGCGCAGATGTACGCAGATTATCCGCGAAATCTGCGAAATCTGCGTTTGGGTTTCGATATGCCGGATCAAGTGGGCAAACTGCGACGCCGGGTGAGCATGCAAAAGCCGCTGCCCGGCACCAACACCTTTGGCGAGGCCATCCAGGGCTCGATCACCGCCGGCGGCAACCCGCTCAAGGATCCGACCTGGCCGGAACAGTTTAAGGCCTGGGCCGACATTCACTCGCTTACGGGAAGGGAGTTTTTCGCCGCCCAGCAGGTGCAGTCGAACATCAACTACCGCGTGCGGATCCGCTACCGCAGCGGCCTGGACTCAAGCTGGCGGGCGGTCGA